AGAGGAACCTCATCCTCTCGGATGATGATTTCATCACGTACCATCGCGAAAGGGGCCTCCGAGACCTCTACTTCTTCACCAAGTACGTGTGCGCCATGGGCGCAGGCCCGGATGGCTCGTGGCTTGAGGCGCCGCTTCATGTGAATCTGGCGTGGGCCTGGCAGCGCCCGAATGGGGACGAGGAGAATGGGATTTTGTACGGGCAGGAGCGGATGGCCCTCATGCCCCGTGCCTCCCTCAAGTCTACGCTCCTCACGCAGGGTATGGCCCTCTGGGTTCTCACGAAGAACCCAGAAGAGCGTATCCTCATTTATTCATCCAACTTCACTATGGCAGTCCTGCTTCTCACCCCAATTCGCCAGCTTCTTCAGGGGCAAGGGCAGCATGCGGAGTTGTTTCAGGCATGTTACGGTTCTCGCCTCACGCCGAGTGACCGCGTGAAGAAGAAGTGGTCTGAGGACATGATTACGGTGAAGAGGAGTGGGGTGTATACCGACCCTTCGATTCGCGCAAGCGGGGTGGGCTCAAACCTCGTCGGAGGCCACTTCACATGGGAGTTTGTCGATGACGTGGTGGGGGAGGAATTGAGCCGGAGCCAGATGGAGAAGACCTGCTCCTCTGTAGACAACCTCACTACGATGTACTCCTCACTCGCGGAGGGGCAGCGACGTACATGTGGCACCCGGTGGGCATTCTTTGATCCGTATGCGAAAGCGGAAGACTCAGACCCTCATTGCCTCGTCGCCCTACGCACCTGGTGTGAGAAGGGTGGGAGGCCCTCAAAGGAGTATGTGAAGGAGAACCTCATCTTCTCTCACTTTGAGGTGAAGAAGGCGCTGAAGCTGAAGCGAGACAATCCCTTCTTCTTTTCCTGTCAGATGGAAAATAACCCAAGAGACGAGGAGAAGCTTGGGTTTAAGAGGAGCTGGTTTCGATATGCACGGCGCCACGGAGACTACCTTGTTGATCTTGATGCAGAAGGGAAAGAAGAGAGGAAGGTCAAGCTGAATGAATGCAACATCTTCGTCCTTGTTGATCCTAATACAGGAAGACAGCCAGGGACACGCACAGCAGATGGAAATATCCGTAAGAAAGTGGACTACGTTGGGATCATTGTGTTGGCGGTTTCACAGGACAACACATGGTACGTGCTACGAGTGTACCGCAAGCGATGGAGCGTCGACCGATTTGTAGACGAGTCCTTCGCCCTCATGGACATTTGGCCTGCAAAGTGGATGGCGATTGAGACTCGCGCAGCACAGATCGTCTTCTTCAATGTTTTCCGTGAGCGATTCAAAGCAGGGAAGAAGCCCTTCGTCCTCGTCGAGTGGCCCGGAGGGTTAGACAAAAAGGAAGAACTCATCAAGGCGTTGCAGTCTCGGTACAGCAACGGCATGATTCGCCACCTCCAAGGCTCCACCGAGGTCAACGAAGGGGTTGCCCTCTTGGAGGAGGAGCTTGAGGACTTCCCCAACGCGGAGTTTGATGATGCCTCCAATGCACTGGGGGCCGCCACCTACCCCCACGTCGTCTTCGCGCCCGGCTCGGTCCCTAAGTTACACGACACCCTGAGTGATTTCGAGCGGATGATGCTCCCCCTTGATCCAGGTTCACAGCGCACGTGGCGCAACTACGAGCAACAGAAGGAAGACATCGCCCTTGGCATCAGCGGGAACTTCTTCGCGAACGACATGGTAGGGGAAGAGGAGATTCAGTATGTTTAATGGTTATGAACGGGGTTACGAAGCAGGGTACGTTGCTCGTGGTAACTTAATCCAAATTGTGAAAGAGCAGACGGATGAGACAATCGAGCTGCTTCGCCTAGAGCTTCAACATGCTCGTGAGGCGTACCGCCGTCTTGAAGCGAGGTTCGACGAGCAACTTGAGCGCGCCAACATTGCCGCAGATGAGTTGCTCCTCAACCAAGGGGGGCGCCGGGCCATTTCAATTGCGAGTGAACGCCTTGAGGCTCGTATTGAAGAGAAGCAACTCAAGGTTGTAGAGAAGGCGGAGAAGGAGGCATCCGAGATGTTCTCCACACGCGCGTATACAGACCCGGATGCGACCTTCGCCTCTGAAGAGGACGCGAGAGGAGAGTACGCTTAATGGCCCTCTTTGAGTCGAGCTACTCCGACCACGTTCCCTCGTCCGGCCCTTCGGGCCACACCGGGCCAATGAGCGCGCAGGACAAGAAGATCATCGACGAGCGTGATTTGTTCACCATGCGTGTTAAAGACGTGCGGGTGGAGAAGCTCATGAACTTCTACGAGAACATGCTCTACTACCTTGGGCACCAGTGGGTAGAGCCCTCTCGCGCGACGCGAGGCTCCTTCGTCGCATCCAACTTCAAAAAGGGTACTCCCACTCCTGTTACTAACATGATTAAGCCTACGGTTGACACGGTGGGGGCGGAGTTGGCAGCGCTTGACCCTGTACTCACCTTCGCGCCAGGGAGCGACAAAGACATTGACAGGCTGACGGCAGAGGGCGCGAACCTCGTCATCGACTACTGCTCAGAGACCATCGACCTCGACTCGCGACGACTGGAGGCAGCAACCGCAGTCGTAGTCTACAACAACTGGTATTTCATGCTCGACCACGACGCAGACGGAGGCCGCCAGCGTTTCATCGGCTACTGGGTCTGCCCCGTAGACCCTTCGCACGTCTTCAAGCCAGAGGAGGCCATGAAGTCTGAGGGCCTCTGCCCCCTAGACAAAGTGCCCCTCTCTCAAAGTGAAGACCAAGGGGAGCAGGCTGCGGAAGGCCGCCTCGTGTGTGAGTCCCTCTCACCTTTCGAAGTGTGGCTCGACCCTGCGATAAAGCGAAACGAAGACCATACAAAACTCCTCATCCGGCGCCTGAAGCCAGTTGACTGGGTCAAGAACACCTACCCCCAGATGCGCAAACGTTATGACGGAGACTACTCACCCCCGAAAGATCAGGGCCTGAGCTATCTCATGTCGATCATGCGCCTCTCAGCGGGGGGCGGTGGCGGCCTCATGGCCAATCGAGGCGCCGTGATGGGGGGCCTCCGCTTCCAGGGCATGGAGGTTGTAGACGACTTCCATCAACTCCCGTGTAAGGAGTTCCCAAAAGGCAATCTCGCGCGCCTCATTGACTCAGAAGTCCTTGAGTCTCGTACCCCCTATCCATTCCACGATGGCACCCCGACGCAGCGTGGTCGCGCGGTCATCCCCTTTGTCCACTGGAAGTATGATGATGTGCCGAATTGTCATTATGCAACGGGGCCAATGGACCACCTCAAAACGCTTCAGAGGGCTCGGAACCGACTTCAGAGCGCAATGGAGCTTGCGTTTGCGCGTATGGCGAACGGGGTGTGGGCCATCCCTGAGGGCTCTGACACCCGCACGCCTCCGGGAACAGAGGGCGGCGTCATCCGCTTCAACAAGACACTGGGGGAGCCACATCGCATCGAAGGGCAGCCGCCAAATCCAGGGTACTCGCAGCGCTTCGCTGAGATTGACGCGGAGATGCTCAAGATTACAGGGATTAATGAGGTGTTCCAAGGCGACGCACCAGGCCGCGTAGACGCAGGCTTCGCCATGAACATCTTGCGCGAGCGGGCACAATCCCGCTTCGCGGCCCTATACCGAGGGCATGAGCAGTCGTACCAGGAACTGGCGCGGAAGATGTACATGGTTTTTAGGCTCTTCGCGCCTCCCACTACTTTCTACGCGATTAAGGGAGAGCAGAGTCGGTGGCAGCTCCAGGCCCTTCGCGCGGCCGATATGATGGGCGCTGTCGATATTCGGGCTGAGGCAGGCTCCTCTCGCCCGAAGACCATCCTCCAAAAACAAGCGAACGCTGAGAAGCTCATCCAACTGGGCCTCATCGACATCCAGGACCCCAATGTGCGCCTTCAGATTCTGAGGCTGATGGAGGCCCATGAGTTCATGAACGGCGCCAACGCCGACGACAACACCATCGCGCAGGAGCATGCGGAAGTTATCTTGTACGCCCGTACCTACTTTGACCCCTCCGGCCAACTCACAGTCCCCATTGAGCAACTCCCTGAGTTCCCCGCCCTCGTGGACATGCTCCTCGATAACCACCCGATGCATTGGGCAAAACACCGTTTGTGGATGCTCTCAGACGAGTACAAAACCCTCCCCGAGCCCGTAAAGGAGATGTTCCGTACCGGCCACTTCGAAGTCCACATCCAGGCCATGAGTATGACGCAGGCCACAGGTGGAGGTGCAGGGGGAGAACAGGGGCAGTCGCCAGGTGGTGGGGGCGCCACGGGGGAGGCAAAGGGACAAGGGAACGAGCAGGCGAACGCACAGGGGCAGGGGACCAGCGGGCGCGCAACGCGGAAGCAGCAGTCAGCCGAGAGTGGGATGGCAGCTTGACAGCATCGCGACGCGATGCTATAGGAGGTGAACGATGCCGTCTGTAAGCAAAGCACAACGAGGCTTCATGGGCGCCGAGATGGGCCGCATGAAGGCTGGGGAGAAGACAAAAACAGGAATGTCCCATGAGCAACTCAAGGACTTTCAACACATGAAGCCTGGTGCGCCCGCGCGCGTGAAGGGCAAGAAGCGCCATGCAGCGTTTGGAGACTAAATATGTCCCCTGCTGATGTTAGCACTATGGCAAAGCGCTATTTTGCAGGTCTTGATAAGGCGTATGGTCATGAAGAGGCGGTTCGGCGAGTGAACGAGTTTCGGTTTAAGGTTGGAAATCGTTGGGACCGCACTGCGAGGGCGACGCGCTATTCCCCAGAAGACGTAGCCGCGTACGAAGCGTGGGCGGGTCCATCTGCTCAGCATCAGGCGGGGCCGGATGCCTTAGATACACCCTCCTCTCCTGGAGGCAATCCTATAAGCCCCGGCCCTAGCGGCTTCACCCAACCAATTCCTCCTCCAGCCGGCGTCCCTATGTCTCCCATCGGCGCCGAACCCACACGCCCCATTGGCCCCCCTGCCTCCGGTCGAGCCCCAACGATGAGCGTCGAGCCCACCCGTGGGCCTGGCCCGCCCCCTTCCCGCCGCGTGCCTGGACCTGTGCCTGAGCCTACGACTAGCCCTGGTCCTCCGCCCTCGCGCCGCATTCCTCGCGCCCCCTTAGCCGCAGCGAGAGCACGCAATACAGTAAAAGGAAGTGACATCTTCCAACGACGCAATCCATTTCGTCCAGCATTTTCGTAAAGGAAAAGGAGAACACTCATGGGACTCACAGTCATTGACAACGACCCCTTCGCAACCCACGTGGGCCAAGCCGCTCTCACCCGCCACTCCCCTGCCTCAGACGCCGACCTCGCCTACGCTGACCAGCGAGGGGAGTATTTTCGCATCGTCCGTGGGGTGAACGACCTCAACATCACTGCCATCGTCCTCAAGAATACGAATGGGGAC